TATCAATCTTATCCTGTTAAGGCAGCAGTAACTTCTACTAAGAAATACCGCCCACTAGGCGTTGGTATTATCAATCTTGCTTATTGGATGGCAATGAATGATATGACGTATACTAATCCGAACCTTGTTATGATAGATGAGTTTGCTCAAGCTTGGTCATATTATCTAATCAAGGCATCAGCTGATCTTGCTAAGGAACAAGGTCAACTTGGCGCACCCGAAAATGTAAAATATTCTAAAGGTATTCTGCCCATCGACACTTATAAAAGAGATGTTGATGATCTAGTTAAGCCTCGTGAATATATGCCTTGGGAAGAACTGCGTGAGCAGCTTAAGGCAACTGGCATCCGTAATGCTACTCTAATGGCTTTAATGCCAGCAGAAACTTCTGCTCTTATTAGTAACTCTACTAATGGTATTGAACCGCCACGTGCATTACTAAGCACTAAGCAATCTAAGGATGGTGTTCTAAAGCAGGTTGTTCCTAATCTTAAAAGACTTAAGAATAAGTATGAACTTCTTTGGGATATTAAGTCACCTGAAGGTTATCTAAAGATTTGCGCTGTGTTACAGAAGTATATTGATCAAGCTATCTCGGTCAATACAACATATAATCCTAAATTTTATCCTGACGAAAAGATTCCTCTAAGCGAGATTATGAAGCACATCTTGATGCATTATAAATATGGCGGTAAGACTTTATACTATTTCAATACTAATGACCAGTCTGGTGAGATTGAAGTTAAAGAATTACTAAAGGAAAATCCATCAGAAGAAACCTGTGATAGCTGTGTCTTATAACAAACCAAAGGGAACTGTGCAATGTCAATTCTTCGCACCCATTTTGGCGAATGGATACCTATTCACGAAGTAACTGCAGACATCACAAAAGAAAAGCTTGATTCTTTAAAAGAAGCAGGTATAATAAATGTATGTGCTTATGTGCACGTTGGGGATAAAGATGTTGTAAATAGACTAAAAGATTTAGGGTTTGTTAAATCAGATTACATTTCTGGTAAGTTCGGTAGTAAACAAGATGCATATTATATGGAATTGAAAGCGAAATAATGTCTGTTTTTAATAATGAAAAGATTGATGAGACTAAACAGCCATTGTTTTTTGGCAAACAAGTAAACATAGCTAGATACGATAGGCAGAAGTATCCTATCTTTGAGAAGCTTACTGAGAAACAGAATGGATTCTTCTGGCAACCAACAGAGATTGATTGCACTAGAGACGCTAAAGATTTCAAGTCTCTTAATGCTCATGAACAACATATCTTCACTAGCAACCTAAAGCGTCAGATCCTCCTTGACAGCGTTCAGGGACGTGCTCCAGTGACTGCATTCCTTCCGATAGTATCACTCCCCGAACTTGAGACGTTTATCATCACATGGTCTTATTTTGAGACCATCCACTCTCGTTCATATACTCATATCATGCGTAATGTGTATGCAGACCCCTCTAAGGTGTTTGATGATATGCTTGATATTAAAGAGATCGTTGACTGCGCTAAAGATATCAGCAAGTATTATGATGATTTAATAAAGACTCATAAGATTCTTGGCACAAAGAATTATGATAATTATGAGAATAAGAAAGCACTGTGGTTGTGTCTTAATGCTGTAAACGCACTAGAGGGTATTCGCTTCTATGTTTCTTTCGCATGCTCATGGGCATTCGCTGAAGTTAAGAAGATGGAAGGCAATGCTAAGATTATTAAATTCATCGCGCGTGACGAAAACGTTCACTTAGCTGCTACTCAGAATATTATTAAGTTCCTTCCCAAAGATGATAAAGACTTTGAACAGATTAAGAAAGACTGTGAAAAAGAAGTTGATAAATTGTTCGTTGATGTTATCAATCAAGAGAAGGCTTGGGCAAAATATTTGTTTAAAGATGGTTCAATGATTGGTCTTAATGAACAGTTACTATCTGAATATGTAGATTGGATTGCGCATAAGCGTATGGTAGCTATCGGCGTCAATCCTATCACTAAGTCAACTTCTCATCCATTACCTTGGACTCAGAAATGGATTGCTGGTTCTGATGTTCAGGTTGCGCCGCAGGAAGTAGAACTATCAAGTTATGTTGTTGGTGGTGTGACCAAGGACGTTGATGAGAATACATTTAAGGGATTTTCGTTATGAGTTATAAAGATAAAGTATTTACAAGATACGAAATTGTTGATAATGAAAGTGACTGGGTGTGGCCGAGGGATGATGATGGCGCATGGGATGGTCCAACTGAAGATTGGGAAAAATCTCATAAAGAAAAATATATGAAGTACCTAAGACAAAAAAACGTTGTTGTTACGGCTGGTGCAAACTGTGGATTACACACTAGGTTTTTCGCAAAACTATTTCGAGTAGTTTATGCCTTTGAACCTGATCCCTTGAATTTTCATTGCATGGTGAACAACTCACAATTTAACAATGTTATCAAAATGCAATGCGCCTTGGGTAAAGAACATAAACCTGTAAGAATGGAACATGTTGATAGATGGAATGTTGGAATGCATATGGTTGTTGATGTTCCAGAAGAAAATATCATTCCTATTATTCCAATGATCACTTTAGATTGTCTTAATATTCCTGCATGCGATTTAATACAGTTAGATGTTGAACGTTATGAATATAATGTTTTAGTTGGCGCTAAGAATACAATAGAAAAATATAAACCTGTTATTTCTGCTGAGGTGCACACTAGTGGAAAAGGCGATGAAGAATTATTGCAGTTTCTTAAAGATATGAATTATGTTCGAGTTGATCAGTCTCATGCTGATGCAATCTTTGTACCTAATCTATGAAAAGCAAATTCATTAAATACTTTATGAGTGTTGCTGAGCTTACTGCTCAGTTATCTCACGCAACTCGACTTAAAGTTGGATGCGTTATTGTCAAGGATAATCGTATTCTTTCTATTGGCTACAATGGTATGCCAGCTGGTTGGGATAATTGCTGTGAAGATGAAGAGGATAAAACTAAAGATGATGTTATTCACGCTGAAAGCAATGCATTAACTAAGCTCGCTTCTTCTACTGAATCTTCAGAGGGTGCTGTATTATTCATCACCCATTCTCCTTGTATTCATTGCGCCAAGCTGATCTATCAAGCTAAGATAAAAAAGATTATATATAGATATACCTACCGTCATGAAGAAGGTATGGAATTTTTAAACAAAACTGATGTTGAAGTAGTAAACTACGACGATTTAATGGAGATATAAATGAACGATGAATGGTGTACATGCGCGCATTGTGACAATGAATACAAAGTAATTTTTGCCTCACAGGATAAACCTAGTTGGTGTCCATTCTGCGGTAGCGAAACAGAATCAGTGGAAGAAGATTACGATCTTGAGGTCGACGAGGAGTGAGTCTAGAGAATGTTTGGTTATGGGAAGGGAACCCCTTTAACACTAGTGATATAAATACATTCTTTGGGTTCGTATATATAATTACAAATACTCTTACTGGAAAAAAATATATAGGTAGAAAGTATTTTTATTCTACTAATAGAGTAAAACAGAAGCATAAAAAGGTACGAAAAATCATCCGCAAAGAATCGGATTGGTATAAATACTATGGTAGTTCTAAGACTCTTTTGGCCGATATAAAGGAATTCGGGAAAGAGAACTTTAAACGAGAAATATTGTCTCTCCACGAAGGTAGAGGCGATGTTAATTACTATGAATTGAGAGAACAGATTCTACGAAGTGTTCTAGAGCATGATGATTATTATAACGATAACATCATGACACGATTCTATAGGAAGAAAAATAAGACAATGTCTGTATTTGCAAGGGTTGCTCCATAATAGGCACGCGATGACCAACGGTAAGTCATCATTCCATTAATTAACACGGAGACTTCTAATGAAGAAACTATTCCTAACAACCGCACTACTAGCACTAATCGCTTCCCCCGCTGTTGCCGCCACGGTAACTGCCGAGCTTCGTGCTGGTGCTGACGGTGGGAAATCACCACTAGAATATAAGCTTGACTATCAGGCTCCATTCTTTCAGGTGTTCCCAAATCTAAACTATGGTGTAGAACTAACAACAAAGCAGCAGCCAAATAATGGTACTGTTGCTTCTAAGGCAGTTGCTCGTGTTGGTGTTGATCTACCCACTGTGCTTGGTTTCAATGTTGGTGGTAATGTTCAATTAGGTCGTAATCTAGAAGCTGCAACATCTTCAGTTGTTGCTAATAAGGCTGTCATTAAGGGCGGCGACTATAATCTTTATGGCGCAGAAGTGAATGTAAGTCGTGCTCTAGTTGCTGGCATTACTGGCGATGTCGGGTATCGTTTTCGCAA